AGTGATTTGATTGTAAGAGGTATATTACTCATGGTCACCGCCTTTTTTCAATTCTTTTTTTGATATTGATAATTCGCCACGGGTGTTATACTCGTCCTTAAAACGGTCACCGTGTATTTCCTTAAATCTCTTTTTTTCTTCCGGGGTTAATTTTGACCAACCGGTCAATGTGGTATATTTCATATAATTATAGTATAGCATGTGATACGGAACAATAATTTTGACCACCCACTTGCTCTGACGCACTTGGTGTGGTCGTTCCTGTACGCGTACACGCCTCAATCCGTATACTGCCCGCACCACCGTCGGCGCCTTTTCCACCATATGAACCGGTACTCGTTCCACCAATTCCACCTGTTGCTGTAATAATTCCTGTGCCAAGTATCCCATTTTTCGTTTTTATAAGGATACCGCCGCCTCCACCACCACCACCACAACCGGCGCTTGTGTCATTACCTGAGCTTCCATTGCCGTTTGCAACAACCGCCCCGCTTACTTCATAACTTGCACTGAATATAAATATAAGACCGCCACCGCTTCCACCGTTTGTCCCTCCGGGGCTTCCGTCATATTCCTGACCACCGCCGCCTCCACCACCGCCAAACGATGCTGTTGTAAGTACCGCAAGTCCACCGGCCAATCCACCCTGTCCAGGGATTGCTGTATTTTTACCTGACGCATCATTTCCCGCAATGTTTCCACCACCGCCTCCACCACCGCCATGACCACCCTCTATATGGCCGCTATCTGGTCCTCGTCCACCACCACCGGCTCCGCTTCCGTTTCTCGCTGTCTGCTGTACCTGTGCGCCAACAGTTCCCTCGCCTGAATACGCGTCTGTACCGCCGCTCCCGGCGTTCCCATACCTAAATCCTTTACCTGTTGCCGTTAATGTTGATGAAATTGTCGTTTTCCCCGCACACAAAAAGGCAATAATACCCCCCACATCCCCGCCCCATGCCTTTGCAGTCAACGTACTGGCTATGGTAACGCTTGTATATTGTTTCAATATAATGAGTTGAGCCTGACTGGCTCCGCTATCGGTGTATGTGTTATCCAATGGGGTTATAAAGGTAAACGCGCCGGTTTCGCTTACATACGAGGCAACCTGTATAAGTTCCCATGCACCAACTCCTGTGCCTCTGCTTTGATGTATGAGGGCAATTGAACCATCTGCAACGGTCATACCAGTTTTCCCTGTACCGGTTGTTGCTGTAGCCGCACCGCTAAACGTCGTATCGTTTGGCGCATCGGTTCCTGATAATGAGCCGGCCCCGTCGCCGCCATTTCCAAAACCTAAAAATTGTCCCATATTATATGTTTTCTGTGGTTATTACTTCGACCAGTAAATCAACGGGTGAGCCGGATACTGCGGTTATATCCAATGACACTACCTGGTTTGCTGTGAGGGCGGCGCTTGTTATTGACGTTTCGCTTGCAACGCTTGTTCCGGCCGCAATGGACGCGTCAACGTCCGATGTGTCCTTTTGTATTCTAAATGTTGCGCTTGTCCCCGATGTGATTTTATGTTTTATTGAAGTAACGGTTGAGCTTGCCGGGACAATATATTTTGGCCCCTGTTCGTCACCTGTTACCAATGTACCTTTGACTTCAAAAACATATACCCGCTCACGCACGATTGCGTCTGTACGTAAATTGTTATATTGTGTCGCCGTGGCGTTTGTCCCGGCTACAACTGCGCTTGATGTTGCCATATGTATTTATTTTATCATTACCCAATAGTAATTGCCCAACTCAAGGTCAATGTATCGCTTGCGCTTTTGACCCGGTTGATTGCCAATTTTGAAAATAACGTACCGCTATCTACAGTGCTTGTTGCATCGTCACCAAATAAACCGGCCTCACGTAATGTGCCGTTTCCCTCACCGGTTGTAAAAAACGTTTGAAATGTAGCCACATTAGCGCTCACACTTCGGACTGATACAAGTTTACGAAAAATCTCTGTGGTCAATGCTATGTCGGCTAACGCCGGTGCAACAACACTTGTACCAACTGCACAATAAGTTATTATACCCTTGTTGTTACTCGTTGTACCCATTAGCGCCGCCGCAATTGCGTTTTTACCAACCGTGACAAAAGTATTTTTTATAATATCAATTGCTTTTATTTTTCCGGTTTTTGCATTACGCAAAACAAGGCTACAAGTGCCTTTTGGTGTCACAATATCGTTTTCCGGCAAAAATATTTTACTCATATATTAATTATACCTTAACTATATTTTTATATATATTTATACACCCCATTGAAAAAGCTCCCAACGCGCCCGGGTAATTGGTGCGTCGTCCAAACTATCGGTACACCACGTAAAATACGGCCCGGTGCTGTCAATTGTAAGCGCGTCGGTTAAACTATCACTCAATAAACTGTCTTGTGCTTGCAATAATTCGTCAACAACCTCGTCGTCGCTTAACTCAATAAGGTTTTTATTGGCCTCTAATAAACCAATCAAAAATTTGATAATTCCCAAGGTTTTACTGCTTGCGATTGATATTTGGTAATAAAACGTACCGGCGCCCATTGACCGGGCAACCACCTTTTGCACCATATAATCGTCGTTAATTCCATATGCGGGTAAATTGATATTGATATACTGCCCCGACCTAAACCCCGGTGTGTATGTGATAAATGACCCATCAATTATGTCGTTTGCATAATCGGTCAACTCTGCCGTGGCTCTGTCACGGGCGGCTTGTGTGGTGTCAATTGATTTGTCAAAAATGGCAAATTCCTTTACCCCATTGGCCAAAATGCTTGCGGTATCCTCAACGGCGGCTAATATCGGTATGTCGTATGTATAGGTAACCGCCAACGTATCGCTCGTTGATAATGTGGTGCCGCCGGTGTCTTGCTCAATGTATTTTTCCTGAAAATTGAGGTACCAATCATACCCGGTCAAATCAACATTTTTTATGCCAAGGCTTTTTGCGCTCCCGTTTACCGTTACACTTACGTCATGCGGTTTATCCGGTAACGGAAATTGTTTTGCCACCCCGTCACCTTTGACGCTATATGTCGTCGGGTCACTTAATTTGGTTCCGCCACGAACATATACCCGGTTTTTTAGTTGGGTGGTGTCTTTTTTGATTACTAAATTTTTATACAATGCGTTTGTGCTTGTAATATTAAACGGTGCCGGGTTGGTTGTAAGTGGGAAATAATGTATATCCTTGTCGTAATCTATGTACCAATTACGGTTGGTCAACTCGGAAATCCGGCGCATGGCTTGTGATATTTGTATATAATTAAACTTGATACTATCAATTGTGACGCCCTCAATAACATTTGTGGTGGTAATTCCAAGGCCCACACAATAACGGGTTACAAAATCGTCAATAATTTCGGCGTCTGTATTGTCTTGATAACTTCTGTGAACCAAAAAACGGTCTAATATATAGGTATAATCAACACAACTGATTGCATATTCAATCGTACCAGTATTTTTTTTATCAAGTCGTATCCCGGTAATATATCCACCAAATAATTTTGTTGTATCTGATAACTCTATTATCACCTCATCATCTGTTGTTGGCGCTCCGCTATTGTTTCGGTCAATCAACCTAAATGAGCAAATATTTGCCTTATCGTTTACGACGTCCTCAACAACTATACTTTGGTTAATTACATTGTCTGTCCGGTCAATTCCACCAATAGTAATAATATATTCTGATATATCGGCTGTTTCGCTTGTGGTAAATTGTGTATCGTTTCCATAACTTGTACCCTCGCCGTTTGTAGCATATGCCCGATAATGATATGTTGTACCCGCCGTCAAACCGGTTATTGAACCGCTATATACCCCGGTTGTACCGGATACAATAACTGTGCTATCTGTTGTGGTTGGGTTGGCGCTTTCTGACCAACAAAACCCACGCTCGGTAATTGTATCCCCGCCGTCGCTTGTAACTTCACCATTTCCGGTTGCATATGTATCGGCAATCTCTGACGCACTGTTTGTAGTTACGCTCGGGGTGCTTGCCGCCGCCGCCGGTTTTATTGCAACCACCGCTTGTGCGTATTCATTTGACGGCGCCGTATATGAGTGAGCCTGTGCGCCGGCCACGCCCCCGGCCTCGCTTGATACGCTCGTATTTTCGTATGATTGGTCCGTATAATCGCCATCCTCTGTTTGACCGATACCAACTGCGCTGATTGCACCCTCGGATACCAAACCACCAATCAAAAAACAACTGTCGGCAGTTGTCGTAATGCTCATGGCCGGTGGCACACCGTTGGCCGTATCACCGTCTGACCCATTTATGAGGGCGTCTGCGTCTGCACCTGTTAGTACATAACACGTCATGGTGCTTTCGTTTATAAATGAGTTGAAATCCGCAACGGCGTCATATGTACCAACGCTCGGACTTGTTAAATACCAGATTGATATACGGGCTGGCGCACCGGTACCACCTGACCCGCCATATTCAACGCTTTTAGTGAAGTTTTGACCATTTCGCAAAATTGAGGACACGCCTATATTTGACGTGTTGCTATCTAGTGCGGTACATACCGCAATTATGACGTCTGATATTGCGTTGACTTCAACGGAAACGGTACGGTCGCCACCGCTCCCACGTTGACCACCAACACTTGCTTTGACTATAGCCATAGTTATATCCTGATATTCTGTTGTAATCGTTTTATGATTGCATCACCCATGAGTTCGGCCATTTGATTTGCGCCGTATGCGTCGGCAATCATGGCTCCGGCCATATCAATACGCACAACTGTGGTATTTGCTTGGTCACCACCCCGGGATACGGCCAAACCGGCGGCATTAGCATTGATTGACCCGCCCCATGCTAAATCGCCCAATGCGTCATTGACTTTGCCAACCCCCGTGTTGACAATATCAAGTATTGACGGGCTATGGCGTTTTGTGAAATCTAACGCGTCCTTTATTTTTGCAACGATTTTTTGTATTTCGTCCCATGCACGTCTAAATGGTGATACCATGGCGTCAAATATTGCATTGCCAACGTTGCGTAATACTCCGACAAATGACCAAAACCCGGCAACCAAAAAGTCCCACAATTCTTGCCCCTTGGCTTTCACAACATCCCAATTTTTGTACAATAGTACGCCAATGGCTATGAGCGCCACAATGGCGGCTATGATAAGTACAATGGGATTTGCGGCCAAAAATGTGAGCAATGCCCCAAGGGCTGTGCCAACCGTAATGAGTGCGGAAATTCCGGTCGCCATGAGGCCCAACAATATGAGTAATGGCGGTATGACAACCAAAAGCACACCAATCACAACGATAATCTTTTTTTGATTTGTTTCTAAACCGTTAAACCAATTGACCAATCCAATAAGCATATCTGTTAATTGTGCCAAATATGGGTTTATCAGTTCACCAATTGATACTTTTAACTCGGTAATTGATTGGTTCAATTGGGCTTGTTTATCAATGAGCGTACCATGAAAACGCTCACTTGACCCCATGGTGAGGTTTGTTAAATCAATCATACCCCGATATTTGGCCATTTCGTCGGTAATTGTATTTGCGGCAACGCCCTCTTTTATCAATGCTTCCCGGCCTTTGTCAATTATGTTTATAAAGTTTTCATTAATACCGGATAAATTACCAATGGCGCTGTTATTGGTTGCATAGGCAAATGTTAAATTCTCTACGGCTTGGGATAATGAAATTGAGCTTGATTTGCCGGTGATTGCTTCGTTGGTAAATCGTTTCATTAAATCTGTGGCTTGTTCTAGGTTCAAACCAGCTTTGAGCAAGTTTTGTAATCCGTTTGCGCTTGCACCAACACCAATGCGCAACTCCTTGCCCAATTCCTGTGCGGCGTCTTTTGCTTTTGTCCCGCTCACACCAAAACGCTCGGATATAATATCAAGGGTTGTGAGATTTTTTTCAAGGTTCATGGCTTCCTCTGACGCACTTTTGAAAAACATAGTAATTGGGATTGCGGCCACGCTTGCCGCCGTCCCGGCAATAGTCATTGTCTTGCCAAATTTGCCCATGGTATCGCCAAATGTTTGGATTTTTCCCTT